CAAATGCTGATGACAATGCAATATTTAAATCAAATTCAATAACTCCATTAACTCCACCACCAGTACGTTTAACTGAAACTTGACCTGTGAACTCAGTAGTTGTTCCATCTTTTAATGTTTCTTTAAAAGATAGATTTTCTCCTGATGCTTCATATGCTCTTAATACACGATAAGGGCTGTCTTTTGCTGTGTTATCATATTTGAATTTATAAGTAATATCCCCTGGATCTCCAATACCCATTTCATACATTTTTTGAGTATCATCTAAATCTGTATTTTCAACTTTTTCAGGATCTACACCGATTTCAGGAATTTCTTTTAATCCTTTTAATTTTGTATAAGTAGTTACTGTTTTGCTTTTAAATTCTAATTTAGCACCATTCGCTAACATACATTTTCCTCCTTGACTTTTTAACTTGTATGATAAATAAACTGTTTATCACAGTCTATAATTGCTTCATATCTCATTTGTTTATGTTTTAAACCGCTAGGATCAGGAACATCCGAACATGACGTTCTTAAAAAACCTAAACCTGCCATTACTTCATCTACATTACACGCAGTTTGTGATGTGCTTTTATTATCCCAAATATCAATTCTATATCGAATGAACGAGGATTGTTCTTTATCATCAGTAAAGTCAGCTACTTTATTTTCTTCCTCGACATACTGAACCGCAGGCAAGTCGGCCCAGTTTTGAGGATAAGCATCACTTACATTCTTATTTTTTTGAGAAAGTCCTTTATAAACAATGTCTTTAACATTTATCATTTATTACATATCTCCTTTAGCTTTTTTCTAAATAATCTTTCAGTATTTTTTGCTATTGCTTGTTCTTGATCATGAAGTGCAGGATACATAAAAGGTCTTGCCATTTGTCCTCTTGTACCATAACCAATGACATCTTCGTTTTTATAGATGATTTTAAAACCATATCCTTCAGCTTTATCGATTGGCATTGCATCAGCCGGAATCATCCACCCCGTTTGTTTATATTTAGGATTTACTTCAGGTGATATTCCTTGATGATTTGCTTCTCCATTAGGACCAGTACCAAATTCATAATAAGGTGCATACTTTGAATTAGTGTATACAGTAGAAGAAACCATATCTTCTTTTACTTCGTTTTTAACTCTAACTGAACGAGCTAAAGCACCCGTATCACTTGAAATCAAAAGCTTTGCTTGACTTTGGACAATTACCCCTGCTTGTTTAACTGCTCTCATAGTTACTTCTTGTCCTGCACCTGAATCTAGTTCAGATAATTTTTTTATGAGGTTATTAAAATCTTTATTTGTCATATTTTCTCAATTCCTATAGCTTTAAAACGCTTAAATTTTTGGATGCTGACAACTTTATAAGCAACTCCCTCATAATTTATCATGTCGTGTTCTTTAATCTCTAGAGAGCCATAATAATGCATATTTAACATATCATTTACACGCATTCCATAAAGTTCAACTTGCAGTTTAGAACTGACTGGCCATATCAAAGCTTTATCTTCATATGATTCATCACTATAGCTTTCCACGATATTGCCTTCATCATCTTTTGAAGGATTATATTTATTCAGTTGAAACGTCTTGAGACTTCTTTTTTTCATCTTGTAATCTCCTTGCATAAGGTGATAAGCGATAATTGGTAATACCTGATAAAATAGCATCATCAGTTAAATAAGATTCACTTTCTCCACCCTCATTATAAGAAGCTAATCCTTCATTACCTTGTTTGTTATAACGGGCAATAGCAAGTTTTAATACAAATGGATATAGATCATCTATCAACTCACTTCTATTAGTTTTAGATAAAACTGTGCGCTTTGAATTTAATATAAAAGAAGAAACCAATGTATCATCAGTTTCTCCTGTTAAATTCCTAAATTCTTCTAAAAGATTATCCATTTTGCTTAATAACAGCAATCAATTCTTCTTTTGTAAGTGAGTCAATATTTTCAATTCCTAATTCTTCAGCATATGCCTTTAATTCATCAACTTTCATTTTAGATAACGGCTTATTTTCAGGAGCGTTATCATTTGCTTTTGAAGATGAAATTTCTTTGTAGCCTAAGGCTTTATATTTTGCTAACATTTCATCTTCGATAATTCTTTCAACATTGCTATTGATAATAGTTTTCATCAAAAAGACCTCCTATTACGCAGCATCTTTAATATTTAAATAAATTAATGGTAATGTATTGTCTTTTGTCCAAACATCATGGAAACGTCTATAATCCATTGCCCATGCATCAGCTTTTTGGTTTGTATTAGGATCAAAGATACGCATTTTGTCTTGTTTAGAAACCGCAATCGCACCTGGTTTAGGAATAATCATAAAGTTGATATCTTTTGCAGTTGTACCTTTTGCGTATCCACCTACTTCTTGACCAGATGTTTTTCCATCGTTCATTTTGATAGAAGTATACATACGATTTTGAGGTGTTTCGATGATTGCACATTTATCAATTGCTGGAACTGTTAAATCAATTCCACCGATTGAAATTGTTGCTGTTTGCATTTTTGTTGATAAGAACATTTCTAGTTCTAACATAACATCTCCAGTTGCATGGATGATTAAATCACCGTTATATCCTGCATCTCTGATTTTTTTAATACCAGTTTTCATTTTTCTTAAAATAGTTGATTCTGCAGGAGTATATCCATATTCAATCATTTCTGTTTTGTTAGCTGTAATAACATCTGTTGCAATTTTTGATAATCGATATGCATCGATTTCAGGAACAACATGAACTCTTTGGAATTCTCCCATAACGGTTGAAGCAGTTGCGACAAAATTAGTTTCATCAACATCTACTGCATCCAATGAAAACTTACGTCCACGATCTTGTGTCATTTTTCTTGTTTCATATTCTAATGTTACAGAGCCTTGTGTATATCCATTATCTCTGTCATAATCTCCTAATCCTTGTAAAGACATTTTAGGAATTTTAATTTCAGCACCACCATTATAGATTACATCTCCTGCATTTGCTTCCATCCATCCTGTTAATGCTTCGTGCATAGCTACTTTATCTAATGTTTCTTGAAATAAAGTAGCTGTTGCTAATGTGTTAATTGCCATATTTTATTACCTCCTGTTTTCCCATCATTTTTTGATAAACTAATTCTTCATCAGTTAATTTAGCATCTTTAGCTTTTTTCATAGGTTCTCTACCTTTTATTCTTTCTTCCACTGCTCTTTGCACAGCTGTTTGAAAAGCTTTTTCTACTGTTTCAATACTTTTTTTACAAGATTCAGCATCAGTTAAATTAAGAATTTCAGCTAGTTCAGTTGGAATTCCTTTATCAGCTAATTGAACTTTAGCTTGAGCAGTCAATTCTCTACGAGTAATTGCAGCTTCTCTATCATCTAATTCTTTAATTCTTTTTTCTTCCTGATACTTTTTCTTTTCTTTTTCGCTCATTGTTTCTAATTTTTGAGCTTCAGTTTTTTCATCTTCTAAATGTTTTTCCCAAGCTTTACGTTCTTTAGCAATTCTTCCTTGAACGATTTTATCTAATTCTTCTTGGGTAAAAGTTTTTGTTTCTTGGCCACCTTCTCCACTATCTTGATTATCTTGGCCAGTTCCTTGATCATCATCATTTCCTGAACCATCTCCAGAATTATCATCAGCAAATAATTGAATATCTAAAGGAAACATAAATTTCTTTTTCATAAATACCTCCAGTTAAAGTCCGTAAGACTATCCCATCTTTTAATGTCGTAAGTTTTTGGACAATAAAAAAAGACAATTTCAAACTGTCTATTTATTAGGTTTATTTTCTTTTATTTCTTCTACAACTTTCGCATCCAACAACTCTTTTATGCGATTAGCATCATTGACTTCAAATACATCACCAGCATACCTAACGACACCTGTATTTTTATCAATCATATTGCGAATAACTTTAAGTTTTGCCATATTTCTTCTTGTTCCTTTCTAATGATTTGGTTTTAGATTTTGGTGGTGGTACATAACAGTCGTATTTTTCATATCTAACATGGCCACAAATCATACACATATATTGAATTTTCTTAACCAAACAACTTCTCTTTTTATCAAAGTATTGTTCAGTACGATACTCAAATTCTTGGTGGTGATGTGGTCTTAATCCTTCAGCCATAAAATGCCTCCTTTCTTTAAATTTGGGTAAAAGAAAAACCGACTATTTATCGGTCCTTTCTTCTAATATATCTAACAACTTATCAAAAAGTTCTTCGGTTTCATACCCTAATTCATTAGGTTCATCATCTTCAAAACCATATTCAATATTCTTTTGAATTACGTAATTTCTAATATGTCTAATTTCTTCTTTTGACATTTCGTGATTGGAATTAACAAGGCCAACAACTTTTTCTTTGTCATATCCATCAGGTTCATTTAAATCTTTCAATTTTAATAACTGCTTTAAAAGTTTTATTTCTTGTGCGGTTAGCCTATACTTTTTAAACATATATTATAATTCCTTTCTTACAACATTGATTAAAACTCTTGTATCAGGGTTGATATTTACCTCAACTCTATCATTGACATATTTGCTACTTCTTCCGCCATTAGTACGTTT